CGCGCGTGCCGATATAGATTGCAGCGCCGCCGAACAGCCGCGCGCGCTTGAGGTTTTGCATCGTCTTGCCCTGCAAGCCCAGACGCATTTCCTCAGCTTCAATCGCCGTGATCTGTTCCGCGTCGGCTTGCCATTCCCGCCATTCACGGGTCGCGTCCTCAGCGGGCAAGTCCACCACTTTGCGGGCAATGGCGCTGGTGCGATACATGGCGACAAGCTGATCGTCGGCAATCGTGGTGTTGTAATAATGGGTGTGCGCAGCCTTGTCCCGGTCCGTGCCGAGATTGGCGACGATGTTGCGCAGGCCGTCCATGATTGTCATAGTATTTTTCGCCAATCCATGTGCTGGGATGATATCAAAGGCTCAACCGCGTATCGAACAGCGTCCCATCCGTGGTTGTGCGCATCGATGATCTTCGTGCCAACGTCGCCCGCATCGTTCACCTTGTAGCTGTAAAGCCGCGCTTCCCGCTGCATGTTAGCACAATCGGGGTGAATTACAATACGCGCAAAGTTCCGAAGGTACGCGATGCCGTCCTCGATGCTGCCGGGCCACTTGCGAACTGATCTGGCCAACGGCAGGCCGTGCCGCTTCAAATGGCTGATTGCGGCGGGGCTGGCGCTGTCCCAACGGCTTATCTGGCGGTCAAAGCCTGGAATGGCCGATTCAACGGCGGCTGGCGTGTCGTCGTATTCCATCTGCTTGCCGAACTTTTCGCGCCTGATCCAGATATCCGCACCAAACACCCACACTTCAACCGCAGCCGTAGGGTCTTGTGAATAGCCAAAATCCCCGCCGAAATATGGCCCATCCCAATCGTCGCGCGGTTCAAAGTCTTCAACATGCACTTTGCCGTGAAAGACTTGGGAGTTGCTGTTTTGCAGGTAGGCCCCGTCCCACACATGTGCGTATGTGCCGGGGTCCAGCCGCTCTTGCTCTCGCCTGCGCAGCTTTTCCAGTCCTTCGGGGAAGAACGGATTGTCGGCCCAGTTGATTTCGACCACGATTGCGGAGTCGGGCGGGTTTTGCCGGAACCGCTTGTCAACAGGGCTGGATTCGTCGCGAGGGTTCCATAAAGCCCATATCTCAGACTTCGGCTGCCGAAAAACTGTAGCTTCCAAGGCCAGCCAACCGCTTTCTGGTATATCCTCGGCTTCCTCGATTATGGTCAGATCGATCTTGGCCAGTGATTTTATAGATTGCTCGTTGCGGCGCAGCCCCTTGAATATGAACTCAGTCCCGTTTGCGCCTTTGATGTAATCGACGCCCACGTCGTAATGGGCGGAAAGGAACGGTGTCGAGTCGATGGCAAATTTCAATTCGGCGTGAAAGCTGTCCTTGATGCTGACCTGGAACTCTCGGACGCAAAGCACCTTCATTTTGTCGGCATAGCCCCACACAGCGGCCATCAGGGCGGCGCTGTATGACTTGCCCGCCCCTCGACCACTGAACAGCGCACGGTAGCTGACAGAGCCTCGTGGTGCGGCAAAGACCGGCACCAGCTTTTCCGGCAATTTAATCGTCGCGCTGGTCATCAGACTTTGCAGCTTCGATCACGATCCGAGTTGGTGTCATGCTGCCGTCGCTTGACGTGTTATCAACCACACTTTTCTCTGTCCAACCGGCAACTCTACCCAACACGAATTTTGCAGCATCTAAGCTATTATCGGTCAAGCTGTCGGTCAGCACTCGGATAGCGTCACCTTTCAGCCGTTCACGCCCGGTCATTATTTCGTATCGAAAATGCTTGCGCAGCGTGTCGTCATGCAAATTCAGGCATCCTGCGATCTTTTCAATAGGCGTTCCTGCCATAACTGCGCGCTCAACAAAAGTGCGGTCAGTGTCGCTCGGCACGTATGCTCGACCTTGGGCCATCAATCCCACCCGCTAATTCGCTGTTGAGGCTGTTGGACCTTTACCTCATCGGCAATTTCAAAATCCTTGAATGATCCGTAGCTGTCCGCAGAAGGTTGCGCAAAATGATGATCCACAACTTGCTTGAGATATACCCCGATTGGGCTTCCCTCGCTCAACTCGTAAAATTCAATCCGCGCGTTTAGGTTCAGATTCATAGACGTGCGCACAGCAACGCTGAAGTCATCGTTTTCAAGCAAGATGAATTTGGCGTGGAACCGAGCCAGGCGAACACTGTCCTGCCCAAATTTATCTAGCAGGCTGCGATAGTATTTTCCCTGACGTGCCGGAAAACTGCGGTCCACAAGCCAACGCATTGTCAGAATATTTTTGTCGCCGAGCATGTCAAGCGCTTGTTTGATTTCAGCGGCAGCGGCTGTCCATGTCCCGATGTCAATATGGCAGGGTCCAATTTCCCGCGCGATGTGGCGCAGAATGTCGATCATGGAAAAGTCGCCTTTTGTCAGCCCGAAAATATCGCACCCCTTTGTGATAGGTCCGATACAACGGGCTGCACTTTCGCCCCGCGTTCCGTGCCGAAACTCGCGCGTCACATTATAACGTCTGACACTTTCGGCATCAATGGTCGGTCGTGGTCCGGTCGGCATCATGGCTTTTCCCTTACGGTCGATAGCGCCAAGGTAACAGCTTCCTGCGCTAATTCAATATCATCCTGAACGGCAACGGCTCGTTTGACTGGCAACCACCCCGCGACGTACCGCAGACCAGCCTTTTCAAGAATGCGCGCCTTGCGTGGGCGGGTGAGGGTCATGCCTCAAACCTCCCTGATCGAGCAGTCGATGCGCTCAAGGTAATCTTCGGCTTCCTCGTCTTCGTCGCGCGGCTTGTAGTCTGTTTCCCAATTCAACGCGACCCATTCGACAAAATCGTCATAGTCGGACTTGTCGATGTGGTAAGCCTGATTGGTCTGGTCGTAGCTAACAACGTATGTAGCGCCGCTGATTTTTGACGCTTCGCCGTCGCGCCATTTGCCTTCGTGGTTCAGTGCGAAATCGGTCATTTTGTCTCTCCTGCGGGCGCGACCATCGCGTCCCTTAGGGATACACTACCGTAACGCGTTGCGCATTGCAATATAATTCGTAACGCGGAACGAATTATATTGACCCCCCTTTTTGCGCGACATTGTGGGTGGCACACCCATACAGTCGGTGGTACGCGGCTCGTGATCGATCAAGCGCTTTTCCGAAAAGTTATCTTGCCGGTCTCAATCGACCCGGCGCGCTCGTGAATGTAAGTCAGGTTCGCGCGGGGCAGTTGCGCGATTTTGCATCCCAACTCAAGCGCGGCGGCATGTTGATCCCGCGCGCCTTTTTGCCGAAACACCACGGTTTCGGTGCAGTTGCCGCGAAAGCGCTTGTCCACCTCTGCTATCCGCTGCGACACGCCCCAAACCTCGACCCCGTAATGACGGCCCCGGCTACATATCTGCGCAAAGCCTGGACACTTCGCGGCCCCGCCCGATACCGGGAACGACAGGTTCATTTCCTCGACCACCAGCACCAGCGCCGATCCCGTGCCGGTTTCCTTGAATGGCGTTTGCGCGAACGTGATTAGCTTGCACAAAGCCGAAAGCGCTGCGGCCTCTTTGCCCGGCGGTGGCCTGTAAGCGATCCGAAAGCCCGACCAATTGCGCATCATTTCGAGCCGCACGGCCTCGACGCTCTGCGCCTGCGTGGCGTCATATTCGCCTTGCGGATCGAAGATCACCACACGCTTGCGCTTGGCAAGCTGACGCTTAACGTAGCTGGATTTCCCCGACCCGGACGCGCCCCATACACCGACGCGCCCGGCGCTACTCTTTGCGCCCATCATTGGTCTGTCTCCTTTTTCGTCGTCCATCCAATCATACGCCCCTGCGGGTTTCGTCTGCGGATTTGGCCCGGCCCGGCGGCTCTTGTGGCGTTACGCGGATTTTGATTATCGCTGATTTGCTCATGCCTTGACTATAGGGCCACAAAACTTGCAATGCAACCGAAACATGTGGGCACAATGGCTTGACGCTGTGTCCACAACGTGCAATAAAAGGGTCAACGAAACGCAAACCGGAGACAGACAGATGAACACGAACGAAACACCAAGCCAAACAGCAATGACTCTGGTGATCGACACCGTGGGGGAAATCACCCTGCCGGATGGCACCACCGCACATGGCGTTGTCCTCGTTGTGCCGGTGGGCACCAGCCAAGACGAGAGGCGCGAAACCTTGCAGGCCGCCGTCCGGATATGGTCCGAGCGCGTGACCATACAACCCGTGCTTCGGGAGATTTCATGATGGGCCTGCGTGACGACATAGACGCCGCCGACCGCTGCGAGCTGGGCATGTACGGCGCATACCTGCGTGGTGAATACACCCCGCCGCCCGCGCCGTATCCGAGCGACCCGAGCGCGAAGGGTGATTCGAACACCTACGCATTGATGAGAAAGCGGGGAGATTGACATGACGCATAAACACACTCCTGCACCTTGGACGGTCACGAAGCATTTTTATGTTATCGACGTGCACGGCGTTTTGGCTGATGATGAGCTTATAGCGGGCGATATTGGCAGCCTCGCGGATGCCAATCTTATCGCCGCCGCGCCGGATATGCTCGAAGCCCTGCACGTGATTTTGGACGCCGCCGATGATCGCGTCAACGACGGGCTTGGGCATGATTTGCCGCCGATCGTTCGTGAAAAGATCGAGCGCGCGATCCGTAAAGCCAAAGGCGGTGACACATGAACCTCAATGACAAATCCGGCAGCCGCGATATAGCGCAGCACGTCCGCAGCATGGAGGGGCAAGGTTCTTGGCTGCACCCGCCGCGCCCGGCGCGCAAGCCCCGTCCATTCCCGGTTCTGCCGCTGGCCCTCGTCGGCTTCGCGATTGCTGGACTGGTCGCCGGCTACGCCTTTGGTGAGGTGCCGCCGGACTATGAACCGCCGCGCGGGTACGAAGCCTGCACTGGATTGTGCTGACAATGATCCGTCAACCGACCACATGGAATGACGCTCATGCGTGGTGGCGCCGCGCCCTCAAGGATCCCCGGACGCCGCGCCACGATGCCGATCCGCAATGCGGGTACTACGCCCGCCGCA